AAGGAAGTTTGGGTGAGTGGCTGAAACCACCAGTTTGCTAAACTGACGTACGGGTAACCGTACCGGGGGTTCGAATCCCCCAGCTTCCGCAAAATTCTCTAAATAAAAAGAGCTAAGTTTTATAGACTTGGCTCTTTTTAAATTCATCAACAAACGGTGGGTTCGTCTAACGGTTAGGACACATGCCTCTCACGCATGTAATACGAGTTCGATTCTCGTACCCACTACTCACTGATTATCAGCCTCTTACTTAGTTGTAGGAGGCTTTTTTATTGCATTTCTTTTCTTTCAAAGTATCGTTTTTGCATGGTTTTTAAGGGTATTTTCAAGTAGTTCAATGCAAATTTAATGCAAATTATTTGCTGCTTTACAAGCTACCTCTTCCCTTATTCATCGGCATATATACACTAAAACGATAAGAATATGGCAACAGTTTATTTTCATTTAGACACACGCAGAAAAAAGAATGACGGTTCTTTTCCCATTAAATTGTACCTTAGACACAAAGGACAAATAGTATTAGGAACTGATTTCAGCGCCACTCCCGAAACTTGGACAGGAACGGAGTATAACAAAAGCGCAAAGAATTACAAAGCTAAAAACGTAGCAATCCGCAACCTTATTAACAGAGTTGAAATGATAGTAGTCATACTAGACAACAATCAAAAGTTAAAAGGAATGAGCGATAAATCGCTAAAGGAATACATTGTTAGGTCTATAAAAAACGAATCAACTAGCAAAACATTCATAGAATACATAGACGACTTCATTTCAACAAAAACAAAACAAAATACAATAGATACCTATATAACAACTAAAAATAAGATCATCGCCTACGATCCGCAATGTACGTTTGAGACAATGACAAAAAAATGGCTAGAATCATTCGAAAAATGGATGTTAGATAATGGATTGAAAATAAACTCCTGCTCCATCAACCTAAGAAACATAAGGACCATTTTCAATTATGCAATTGATAATGACGAAACTGAACTGTACCCGTTCAGAAAATTCAAAATAGCAAGAGAGGAAACTAGGAAGCGCTCATTAAAAGCGGAGCAGCTTATTACACTAAGAGATTTCAAAGGAGAAGAATATCAAAAGCAATACCAAGACATGTTCATGCTAATGTTTTACCTAATTGGAATAAACGGAATAGATTTATTTCATTTAAAGGGTATCACAGATGGACGTATTGAATACAAAAGGGAAAAGACTGGAAAACTTTATTCTATAAAAGTCGAGCCGGAAGCAATGGAGATAATAAACAGGTATAAAGGGAAAGAATATCTTTTGAATATATTGGAAGATAACAACTATAACTACCGAAAGTATATGACGGCAATGAATAGAGGACTGCAAAAACTTGGCGACTTCGAAAGAAAGGGACTAGGCGGGAAAAAGATAAGAGACGTTTTATTTCCTCAAATTACATCGTACTGGGCGCGCCATACATGGGCAACAATTGCCCATAAGATAGGAGTCTCAAAAGATGTTATATCTCCTGCTCTAGGTCATGAGTACGGCTGTAAAACAACGGGGATTTATATTGATTATGATTTAGAAAAAGTAGACAACGCCAATCGACAAGTATTAGATTACATAAATTCATTAAAATAATCCACTTAACGCTTGTATAATATACAAATGTATATTATCTTTGTAGAGTCAAATTAAAACACATAATAACAATGAGTAACGAAACAGATTATCTAATCAGCTTGTTAATGCAGAACAAAGCAAAAAAGAAAATGCTCGACTTTGTTTTTGAGAATAACAGCGATGCAGACGAAAAGAAAATGAACGCTATTCTCGATGAGAAATTAAGAGTTGAAAAGAACATCGAAAACATTGAGAAAGCATTGAAAGAACTAGAAAAGTAAAAATCTTCCTCCCAGAAATGGGAGGAATAAAAACTATAAATATGGAAAAATTAAAAGATGAATTAAAAAAATTACAGGAGCTTCTAAACAATCCAACACCGGAGAATGAAGCTATGTATCAAAGTAAGTTTATCGAAATAAAGAATAAATTTACCTCTAAAGAGGATGCAAATATTATTGCCGATTTTATCCTTAACGGATACAAAGAAGTCAATGAAGAATTAAAAGAGATTGAGCACGAAATTAGCGTGCGGAAGCAATTAGAAGAAGTAAAAGACGTTATATCTTTATCGTATATTGCAAAAAAGTATTTCGGGAAGTCCCGTCAATGGTTAAACAACAGGATAAACGGATGTATCGTTAATGGCAAGCCATGCAAGTTTAGCGAAGAAGAAAAGGAACGTTTAAACTATGCCTTATCGGATATATCTAACTTATTAGGCTCGATCCGCATACTCTAATGCGTTTTAATTTGACACTAGCCCCGCAATTCGAGCCGTTGCGGGGCTTATTTTATTTATTTCGCCTATTCAATAGTCCATGGAACATTTGCACGAACATATACGGTACAATCGTGCCCTTCACTATCTATAAAAATTTTATTCGCATCAGTTAAGCAATAAAGCATTCCTTTTAGTTTAAAAGTAGATAATCGTTCTTCTAATTCTCCCATCTTTGAAAATCTATAATTTGCTTCTTTTTCCGTTAAATCGACATCACTTGTCACTCGTTCAATTGAACGACCAAACTTTCCACTGATACTTTCATAGCTATATGAAGTAGGATCGGTCCACTCAAAGCAAGAGGCTAGTAACTGACAATAAGTTTCATTCCTGTCCACAAGAACAGCTGGCAATGCTAAATTATCGAAAGTTTCATCGGGAAAATTGAAGTAATCATTTATATGTACAGACGTATAGTATACACCTAAAACAAAATCAAACAATCTATTATTTCCACTTTCATACTTAATTCTATTTTTGGTGATAATATATTCAATTATAAGTTGAGGGATTATATATTCTGGTTTATAAAAAGCTGTTCGATCTAAGGTTTTTATAGAAGTACTAATTATAAGAGGGATTTTTTTTAACACAACGTCAATCTTGTCACCTTCCAAATCTTCTTCTTTCGGCATCCTTAAATCCAAAACAGGAAACGCCTCTTTAACCACAAACCTAGATACCATCATATCATCAAATCGAGGTTGTCCTAGTTCTTCCCAACAAGCGTTAACACTTGATCCTAAATACAAACATGGATATCCAGGAGCACTATAACGCTGTGTTTCAACTTTACCTCTTTTATTAAAAGGAATATGGAACATTTCTGTATGTGATATTCTCCCATTAGTTTTAAAAAGCCTAGATCGATAAAAAGAAAACTTAGGAGGGACAATAAAATATTCATCATCATATAAAGTGTCCGATAGAATATCGTCAATGCACTGATACGCAACACTATACATACCCTTAGAATAGGAATCTATACACTTCTTTATCTGCATATTACATACCTCAACATAGCGTATTACGCTATCTATATCAGAACACAATTTTTCATTATATAATCTTAACAATGCCTCATAATTTTCTAAAGCATTTATTAAAGTCTCTCTAAAATGACCCTCTTCATATTTTAAAGGCACCAAACTTTTTATTAATTCAATATAATACTTATCCATGCTTCTATATTATTTTAGTGATACCAACAAAAATACATAAAAAACATATACGAAATTCTTTCCATTACAATTTATTTCTACACTTATTATATTGTTCGTCCTATTATCAACAAAATTAATATAATAACCAAAACAAATACCCACCCACCCAACTCCATTTTAATAGTTTGCCATCGGCTTAACTGTTTTTCGACCGGGTAGGGAATTGGAATAGAATCGTGTTTAAGAATCGTATCAGTGCGATTCGTTGTTAGGTAGCGATACAGATACTTATATCTATACTGATAGATTGTGTCGCCTTTTACGAGCATATAAACACTGTCACGCTGATAGATACTATCAAATCGGATACTGTCACGCGTCTTATATTCGGTGCGCACGGACTCAACCGGGATGTATTGAGTTCGGCAGGACACGAAACATATTGCTAATATCAGCAATATGATAATATAAATCAATCGTTTCATGGTCGAACTACTGTATTACGCAAGAAATTAGGAAACTCGGAACGTACATCAAAACAGGGGCACGCCTTAATATATTCTTTCGGCTCTACCTCGCCGCTTCCGTCCAGATCGGGCGAAGTATCACGATGTCCGAGAACATCGATAATATCATACTCCTTGCAAAGTTCTGCAACTAGCTGCCGCAATGTTGCCTTTTGCGATGGCGTCCGTGTATCTGCGGGCTTTCCATTTGCATCCAAGCCGCCGATGTAGCAAACACCGACACTATGTTTATTGTAAGATGATTCGCTAAAACCTTTCGTATTACAGTGCGCCCCGTCAACCGTTAAAGATCGCCCTTTTTCTATCGTGCCATCAATCCGAATAACATAGTTATATCCGATTTGGTTAAATCCGCGCGCTCGGTGCATACGATCAATATCTTTTGCAGTTAAATCCTGCCCGGCACGTGTGGCTGAACAATGGATGATAATCGAGTCTATTTTATTCATTGCTTTCCTTTTTGTTTTGATTGTTAATTGTAATTGGTCTACGTGGCGGAGTTCTCCGGCTGCACTCGCTGTCTGGTCTATCACATCGGTTGTGTTCCGCATCCTTTAGAACTAATTCAAGTTCGTAGTATTTGCGCATCCAATTCTGACAGTCTGCTTGCGATGTTCTCCATTCGCGATAAATCGTGTCTACTTTTTCGTCCCGTTGTTTTAATCGCTCGTCGTATCGCTCGATCTGCTTGTTCAGATTATCAATGATAGAAAGCAAGTTTTGCAACTCCATCGAGTCTGCCGTAGCCTTTTCCTTTCGAGCGTTCGTTTTTCGATTTGCTAGAAAAGTAACAGTAAAGCGGATCGCCTCTAATCCTCCTAATGCTCCTATAATTTTTAACCATTCGTCCATTTTTTATTTGTATCACATTAACGCTCATTTTGGTAGCTCTTATTTAGTCAATAAAGCCTCGTTCACTGCGATCTGTACAACAGCAACAAAGTTAGTTCTCACATATTCTTTAATGCGCTCCGCCTCGTCTGACGACAATTCGACTTCACCATTTTTATAGATTCTCTGTGCTAACTCCAATTCGCCCAGATCGGCGGTTTTCTGATAGATAGTATTACCTAACTCCTTACTTATATCGAAAGTACTCTTATTCCCTTCGATATCTGTTACTTCGATTTTTCTAAAGTCTATTTTCATTATATTTTGTTATTAACCCATACCAAATAAATTATTTACTCCGCTTTGCATAGCTCCTGTTACAAAGATCTTAAAAGACCAAGGAGAAATTTCAGTTTTAGCTTGACTAGCATAATTGAGACTTATTCTTTTTGTGTAACTTGAGTTATTGATTAATACTATCATTTTTTGTGTACTAGCATCGCAGACACAAGCGATATAATTAGTATTTCCGGATAATATGATACAGTCTACAGGTTGTCCATTATCTACTGGATATACATGTCTGACTCCTGCATTTCCAACTCCGTACACATGGAAATATATTTCACCTGTATCATAACCATAATACTCCATTTTTGTCATTTTACTGTGTCCAAATTCACCCCTACACCATAAATCTGATGTGTAAAAACGAAATGATCGCTTTTCTGTAGAATTATATCCTTGATGATATAAGTCACCAGAAATCCATGTTTTTGAAAAATTAATATTAAACGAAGATGAAACATTGTCCCCAGAACCGGAAACATTAAAAGCTATTTTTCCCTGTATTTTCCCGTTATTGTCAACCGCTTGTAATTCTTTAAATGTACCTGTAGCTCCATCTAACTTCTTAACTTTTAAATTATCTACGTCAATAAAATCAGTCACGATTTTACCACTAGTAATAAACGTTTTACCACCAACCAACATCGCACCCGTTGCAGGAAGTGAGAACTTTCCTTCTGCTGTCAGTTCTACTCCCGTAACATTGTGCTTAATCGATCCGCCTTTCATTAACCATCCTTGCGTCTTTGACAGATTACCAACAAACAAGCCGGATGTACCTAGTATGTCAATCGTAGCGTTTTGGGCTACTAGTAACTGCGTAGCGACATTAATAAACTCATTAAATAGAGTCCATTTTGTTGAGTCGAAGGAACTGGAAGATGTATGACTCGTTTTACAGGAATAAGTATTTCCATTATAAATGACCGTATCCCGGTATTGGGAATTATTCACGTATGCCGTACTCGCTTTCCATTCACCACGCGGACGAATAAGAGCACCGGGCAACCCTGTTGCTCCTTGTGTTCCTTGTTCTCCCTTATCCCCTTTGTCGCCTTTGTCACCTTTGTCACCCTTCACCTTCGTCCACGTATAAGCAGAAAACGTATTGCTGTCTGCCGCCGTGAAGTCGGTGTATTGTCCGATGTACGCGCCCGGAGTCTCACCATTGTTAGCCGTGAACGTCGTACCATTATCCGAGTATTTGATATGCAGATAGGTAGTCTTGCCGTCCGCTCCGGTCGGTCCTTTGATACCTTGATCTCCTTTGGGTCCCTGCGATCCTTTCAACTGCACCCACTTGTATGAGGCGTACCCGGTTGGAGCGGTCGAGCTAGTTGTCACCGCAGTACCGATATAAGTATTCGGAGTATCAGACATCGGATTACCGTTCGAGTTCGCCGAGTACTTCACATGGAAGAACTGGGATGTGCCGGGAATACCTTGCGATCCGGTAGGACCTGTTTCACCTTTAGGACCTGTCGCACCTGTTGCACCTTTATCGCCTTTGTCTCCTTTGTCGCCCTTGTCACCCTTCACCTTCGTCCAAGTATAAGCAGAAAACGTATTGCTGTCTGCCGCCGTGAAGTCGGTGTATTGTCCGATGTACGCGCCCGGAGTCTCACCATTGTTAGCCGTGAACGTCGTACCATTATCCGAGTATTTGATATGCAGATAGGTAGTCTTGCCGTCCGCTCCGGTCGGTCCTTTGATACCTTGATCTCCTTTGGGTCCCTGCGATCCTTTCAACTGCACCCACTTGTATGAGGCGTACCCGGTTGGAGCGGTCGAGCTAGTTGTCACCGCAGTACCGATATAAGTATTCGGAGTATCAGACATCGGATTACCGTTCGAGTTCGCCGAGTACTTCACATGGAAGAACTGTGATGTACCGGGAATACCTTGCGATCCCGTAGGACCTGTATCACCTTTAGGACCTGTCGCACCTGTTGCACCCTTATCCCCTTTGTCTCCCTTGTCCCCTTTCACACCTGTCTCTCCCTTAGAAGCATATTTAAGCCAATCCATAGAAGTGTCTGACGGTTCTTGAACTGTCTTGTCCGCAATACATATCCATGTACTACCATTGTGTGTTACTTCATCATAATACCAATATGTACCAGATGTCCAAATGCCCTTAAAAGCGGGTACAGGAACTTCGGTTATCCCATCGTTAGATAATTGTTTGATAGTTCCGGTCATGTAGATATTGCGTAAATACGCACTATGTCCGGTCATATCAATACCGAATAGTTTCAAATTAGACAAGTCGCCTAATTGCATCGCGATCATGTCTTTTGTAATCTCCCAATTATTCACACCTACAAGATAACGGGAATAACTTTGCGTTGAGTAGCTAGACTTCTGCCGATCCGCATTCGTGAAGTTACCATACGCAACGAAGTGCATCAACTTAGTAGGATGATAAGAGAAGCCACTTCGAAGTACATATCTAAAAGTCGAATCGCTTAGTTTTTCGGTTATACGAAAATAAGCTGTCAGAAAGCCCGATTTGTTATTGAATATACCTTTGCAAATATCATCAACCGCTAAGCTTGCCAATTCGCCCGGTTCTAGTTTAAGAGTAATGATCTTGTTAGTCGTATCAATCGATTCAATGATACCGCCGCCCGGCGCGTTCCATTCTTCCCCGGCTATAACAGACACACGGTTATATCTTAGTTCGTCAGCCTCTAGAAATTCATTAACACGAAGCGATTTAAACTCTGCATCACCGGAAGCCTTGATTATCCATCCTAGCAACTTAGACGCATAATTAGCAGAGGAAATATCACCGGAAAACTTTGCGATACAAGCCGTCAAAGTCCCTATAACATCAATCCCACCTTTAAAGTGAATTAATTTTTCGGCAGTATCTTCTACAACTTTACTTAAATACTTTGCATCCGCGACTTCTTCCGTAGATACCTTGTGTAGTTTAAAATGATTCCTGCCATCCTCTTTAGAGATCGTTTCATCTTCAACCAAAAGATATAAACTCTTATCGCCTTTTACCGATATTGCCTGACCAAAATAGGGCACATAAGCCTCTGCATCTGTGTTACGTGCATATCTTAACGCATCTTCCATATTATTCCAAGTATCAGTTGCATCGATGGGACGATCCGATGTCCTCCGATATTGGATCGCCAGACTAGCACCCGGTATATTTAAAGATGCTAAACCGGATAACAGGACATTAACTAAATTATCTTTATTCATTGTCATATAGTCTTAAAAGTAAATGTATCAGCGTCATTTGTCATAACAGATTTTATAACCCACATCTTATATGTAATCGCTTCACTACCGTTTGCTCCTTCTACCTTGATCTCGGAAGGTCCAGTACAAACGCCTGTATCCTCTATAAAATTACCCGGATAAGATGTCAATGTTAGTTCTTTTATCGTATCAGCCGGAATACAGATCACAAACATTTTCCACTGTCCTACAGGAAATTTATATATCCCTGCACCCTTATACAAGCCATTGGATAGTAACGAACGAACTTCCAATGAATTAGAAGGAATAGAGCTGCATACACCCGCAAACCATTTACGGAGTACATTAACACTAATCTTACTATTCAAAGTTATTTCGTCCAAATCATCACTCGCGGCAAAAACAGCCGTAGCGGTGTAGGTTTCTCCCTTCGTATAATTCCCTGTAAGACGACGTATCGCTGTTTGTGCAGCATTGACTTCCGAAGAGAACTCTAGTACATTCTCTTCATTGTCATCATAATACGATTTAATCATAGCGCCGTTATCGTTACGTGTTGCCGTATAAGTAAGTATACCCTTTGCCGATCCGTATTCTACATCGTTTGCTGTCGACAGCTTGCCTACAAGTGTGGCAGGAACAGGTTTATATAGCATTTTGCGAAATATTTGCTCATACCCCGTACCCTGCTTAAAGATAGCGCCCGGTGATATGTGCCCGGTCTGAGGCGCATTGACACGAATTTCTTTTGTTAATCCCGTATCGGAAACAGGACCGGAACTAGAAGAAGATTGAGAGCCACCGCCGGAATTAAATATAGTAGTCCCGACAGGATAGTTCTTTGATCGTGGCAATGCAGGGATAGCCTTATTCTTTATTTGTATAGCCATTAGTTTGTATCATTTTACAGGTGAACTGTTCTGCCGCAAAGTCTATTTCACCACCTGTAACGATGAAGTTTGTCCCATTCATATAATTGTCTGAAATCACAGATATAGGTGTAATAGATTCGCTATTCTTTAATACCTGTGTTAGCTTTATTTTGGTAGCTCCGTATTGGTTAATTATCCTTCTTATTAGTTGTTCTTCTGGACGTACTAAAGCGTTTTCGATGGATGAATAAAGATTATCCCTTAAATAGTCACTCCCTAACATTACCTTACTGTAACACGCTCCGTCATTATTGTAACTTGATATTTTAAATTCTATTTCATCAAGAGGATTAATATAGCTTTCATTCACTACATTCTCATAAATCCGATCCGAATTATTCTCTTCGATGTTATTATTATCTATGACCTTCTTTTTAAAATCTATTTTTATATCTTTTAAGAAAAAGCCATATCCGGACACTCCTTCCGGGAGCCATACCTTTTTTAAAATTTCAAATTCTAATTGTCCGAACAGATTAATATTGTTCGGAATCTCGATCACGTATCCGGTCAAACCTTCGTAGGGCATACTTAGAGTTTTAGTATTTTCGTTTTTTACCCATTCATCCGGCTTCTTTAATTTAAAGTCCAAATCAAAAGTCAAATCTAGTCCCGTCGGTTTTGTAGTGGATTTAACCCAACCATTATTAGTGTAGTAGTAGTCACCTACAATTAATCTACATGCTATCTCCGTGCCAAAGACACCACCAGAATTATATTTCTCGTACGATGTCATATTACTAGCATTCAATGGATGACTATATGACATACTGATACCGAAAGCTCCATCAAAATACTTAATTGGTTTATTATCTTGGAACTTTAACAGAGGCGATCCTGCTCCTAATTGTTTAACAGCCGTTATCTGCTGCTGATTCACCACCGAAGTATATCTATAATCCGATACTAATTTAAACTGATAAAGATATTCCCAATTATAGTCAGTGATATTTGGTTTGCCGTCATTCACTTCATACTCACATCGCTTGGCACAATAACCACCTAAAAAATACCGTGTCGGTTCGTCTATATACACATTGGTTACGCTTTCGTCTACTAAATTACAATAAGGCTTATTATCATTTAGATTCTCATAGCGTGGGAGTTTAAATACCTTGCTCTTTAGATACTGCCTTGTTTCATAATACTGTTTATAATTATAGGTTTTCCTTTCAGCAAACGTACTCAACTTCTTAAATTCTTCCTCCGAGATAATATCGTTGTAACAATAATTACTACACTTTATTGTCGTTTTGTTATAGCCGGGAAGAATATCAAGGAAGTGCTCTGAACCCGCAAAACCAATCTCGGAAACTTTGAATCGGTTAGGGGACTGCCGAGTAAAAGATGTCATATCAAGATTGTACTCATGGTATGTTTCTTTATGGTCTACATCAACAAAATATAAATTTCCCAACCAATCTACACAGGTCCAATTCAAAAACTTACAAGTTTCTTCTAAAACCTCTTTTAATGTCATCGCCTTGTCGTCCTCGTCAAAGAAGTTTTGTTCGCTGATCGTTAACTCCTTTAATATGTTTGATTCTTTATTATAACTAGATTGATCTTTAGCGTACACATGAGGAATAAAGACGGAGGAATAACACCCGCGAGACTCAGATATGAACATTTTTAATAACTCCCAGATGCTTATAAAACTCCTAGTATCACTCCTACCCTGTTTATAATTGATATATTCTAGCGTACCCATTGCAGAAATACAGTCTATTTCTAGCTCGAATTTGGTAGATGTATAATCCTGCGTATAAAGTTCCGGTTTTACAAATCCCGTCCAAACAATGCCATTTTCACATTTAAAATTCACCCTATACTGTTGATACCCGGTAGAATATAAACTTTGCAAATAATCACCACCCACAACACGAATCACCGCTTTTGAGAATCGAGTAGGAACATACAAGAAATCTTCGTCCTCAATAGAAACAGAGAAAGGAGAACTACCACTACCGACCAACTCAACAGAATCGCCCGTATAGTTTTCCTTTTGTATTTCAATCAAATAAGAAACCTCCTTTCGAGATTTGAAAGGAAGTGTGTATATTGTACCGTAGTTTACCATAGTCTTTTACCAGTTTTCTTGATGTGATTATGTAATGCTAAAAATATTCGATCTCCTTTTATTTCAACATCGCTATATAAGCGAATATCATCGTTTCCACTCGGTGTAATCTTCTGCGATAGCGAACCGTACAAACCAGAATTAAGCATACGAAACAGGTTACTTTGCTGCGATCCGTTCAATATCATTTCCCCCGAATTAAGTAGAGCCGGGACTTTATCACCTGTAAATGATGTGCCCGGAACGATACCGCCAGTTGCATACTTCGGCATGCTTGACATCGCGGCAATAATAGCAGCAACACCCGCCAAACCTAGAGCAATACCGACAAAGGGGATTCCTGCGTGAGCCGAAATAACCTTTGATGCACCGTTAGCTAACTCAGCAGTCGTATTCTCATTAGTAACTATTGTATCCGCTTGTTTCACACCAGACATTTCAAGTATCTTCGGAATAGCTTGCCCGACAGTTGACAGAAAGCTAACTCCCCATTGCAGGACGGAAGCCGTATTATCATCGAATAGCCCCGACATACTCCCAACGACTCCACTAATATTTGCAAGCGATTCGGCGTATTCTTGATTCAAGTCTATATCTTCTTTTTTAAAAAGTGGATCGTGTTTAGGTAACTTAAAATCTTTGCCGTTCTTCCCGTGTGTCGGAACTTTATCGTATGTAGGCTTGATAGGAATCGGCAAAGCGCCGTCTTTCATCTCACCGTGAGCGATTTTGAACGCCTCTTGATCGACTACAAATTTGAGTTTGACCTTCTTTTGTTCTAGCTCGTTTATTGTTGCTTGAATCGTTGCACGCGCTTGCATGTCGGTTTCTGCAATAAGTTTCTTATTTAGATCAGAGATTTCGGAGTCATACCAAGCTATAGACCCCTCTTTTGGTTTTTCTTTAGGCGGATTTCCACCTGTACCAGATTGAGAGGCGCGATTTGCTGCTTTTGTCATACTAGATAGGTTCCGACCTGCCGCCTCTGCCGCCGCCGAGACATTGATCAAATTCTGTAACCATTCATCACTCTTCTTTACTAAAATCGCGTTATATTGTATTGCATCTTGATACTTTGCCAACATCGGGCTTATTGCCTCTCCTAAAGCTTTTGCGTCTGTAGTCGCAACTGTGTGTACATTCATCCCAGAACCAACAGTTTCGTAAGTTGTGAATTTGGCTTTCAAACGGTCGTATTCATCTACGAAGTCTTTGTACTGTTTTGCTAATTGTGCCTTTTGTTCATCACCTGCTGAAGATACGTCTAATTTTAGCACTTTATCTATGTCTATCCCCGAAACATCCACACCGTCAAGCCCTATAGCAGCCTTTACCATCGCCTGTACCGCATTATTACTCCTTCGTTTGTATTGACCGACTATTTCGTCTTGATCTTTCAGTGTCTTGTCTAATAGCTTCCTAGCTGCTTTCTTTTGTTCTTCTGTTGAATCCTTGTCTTTTAAGATAGTTATTTGCTCCTGTACTATTGCTTGGTTCTTTGCGTCGAAATAAGAAAATGACATTTTAGTATTTCCTAATTGATCCATCGCGTTGTATGCTTCCCACGCTAGCCGTATAGTTTCGGATAATCCGTTCATGAACGGTGTCCAGTCTCCACTACCGATAGAGTAAAAAAATTGATCCACACCACCTTTTAAGCCATCCATAGTACGGGCGTATTCATCCCCTAGCGTCTGACTGCTATTCATTACTTTATTGAACCCTTCCGAAGCAGTTACAGCAATACCGAGAACTCCGGCAAACTTCATAACTCCCAATACTGCAACGCCGGACATTTTAGCGATGTCGCTTTGAAACCCGTTTACATTCTTCTTCGACTTATTTAGATTCGCGTCAAAGTCATTTGTTTTAAGCAATAATCTTGTTACTATATCAGACATCTTTATTCGTGTTTAATTGTGATTCTAATGCTTTCGCTTTAGCTCTAAGCCGTTTCATATCCTCGTTAGTTACGCTAGTATCTTTCTTCTCTTCTTCATCCCACGGGAAGCGGAGTATGTCAGTTTGCTTTAGCGTTTTAGTGCTATTCGATTGCGCTATGATGTAACCTAACAATCTAGTTTGTTCCCATGATTCGCGATTACGTCGATTCAATCCATCCAGAAACGATTCGACCTCGATAAAGTCCATTTTATCGAGGAAGTAATCGGGAGCGATCCCACCCTCTCCGACAACACGCGAATAGAGTTCACGTATACTTACTGCTTTCGTTTCCGCGTCGTCACCTTCTTTTTTTTTACGTCATTTCCTGCCGATTGCGAACGTAGTTTAATCTCATCCAAAAGGAGAGCTTTAAACTGATTGAATAATGTCAGATCGTTTTCGCACGAATCTATAAACTCGTCAAATTCCATTGTAAACGATTCATTATTTGCAAGTAGGAACGAATAAAACAAAAGAAATTCGTCTATCATTTTACCGAATTGGAACGGATAGCCGGATAGATTTTCAAAGATGAAAAACGCCCGAAGCGAATATTTTAATGTAAATTCTTTCCCGTTAATTGATATTGTTTTCATTGATAGTGATTTTAGAGCGGCAAAACGCCGCTCATGATTATTTACTAGCGGGCGCGGAAGTTGCTTTTTTAATCGGTCCCGTACCTTCGAAAGAAATCGAGAAAGTCGCCTTATCTCCGTCTGGCGCATTTGCTTCTAGTGAAGTAATAACAGCCTTTCCAGTATAGGAACCGGGTGAAAGCGTCCAACCATCGGCGGGCATTTCGTTTACGTCTGCATTAGCTATAACGCCAAAATTCAACGTAATAGGTTTATGTTCAATAAACAAGGCAAACAACTTGTCGTAGCTATTCGCGTCAGCGTCAGCACTAAACAAGTTATCACTCGAAGCGTTCCAAGACAGCTTTTTAATGTCCTTTTCCGTCCAAATACCGGAGTCCTTACTTTGCGTGTCGATAGTTTCAGCCGACAAACCTAATTTACAGGAAGTTGCTAAAGCTAGAGCCTTAGTTTCTACAAATAACATCAAGTCCTTTCCTAATACTTCTTTTGCTTTACTCATAATTTTAATCGTGTTTTATTTGTTAGTTATTCTGTTTTAAAAGAAAATATGAGACGCTGAATGAAAGTATCTTCAATAAAATCTTCGTCCGCACTCATTAACTTCGCGTCGATCACGTCGAAACTGCCGTAGCTTCCTCGCTTATTCTCTAATGACTTGCGCACTTCCTCCGCGATAGTAATAGAGTTCAGATAATTATCGCTAGCTACAACAATCTCAACCGAAACAGTATCCCCGGTCCCATAACGATCTTTGGTATACTCTGGAACTAGAGAGCTACGTTTGTAGATTACGAACGGAAAAGAAGTCTCCGTTTTGGTTGAGATCGCATAAATTTTGCTATCAACCAATTTTATCAACTCCGTAGAGTCGTTCAGTTTCTTATAAATGTGTGCGCCTATCGATAAACTCATTTCTTTTTATTTGCTACTTTCATAATTGAATCAATAATATTCTTCTCTAGTGAGTCCTCCGCTTCTTTCTGTTTCGATTTGACCGCATTAGAAAAGAAGTGAGAAGCATTTATACTACCTCTATAAGCTGCTTTTTTGGTAACGCGCTTTTTATTAGTCCAGAAACTTCTAGTACTAGATTCTTTCGTAAATCGTTCCTTCGTTCCAGATTCGAACCATTTTAGCATATAAGCGCGCGATCCTTTTTTTCTCCGGTCTAATAGATCAACACGCGCACCGGACGCATTACGGTAAACAGCTATGTTTATTTCGTTCTTTAGCGGTTTAAAAGACACGCCATTTTTAGTACTCCCAAACTCCGCATCCGTAACGGCAGAAACTAAATTCTCTTGCGCCTGTTTACGGATGATAAGAATAGATTTTCTTAATGCCGATTTGATCGCTTTCTTTGCTTCATCGTCATTTAAACGGTCTAGCAATTCGTTTACCTTTTTCGCGTCCACTTCGACGCGATATAAGTTCCGTCCGGTGTAGTTGTCATTACTCATTGATTACCTCCGCTTCTATAACCGTTGCCTGTTGCTTCCGGTCGTGATTGATAGATAAAATCTTATATTTCTGCCCGTCGTATTCGATCCGCATTTTAGCGTTAATCTCTTTACAAATACGGATCATTATCGTATTTACGGTCGTATTATAGATTTCGCCGTTAGCCTCCTTTCGTGCACCAGACTTAAAACGGATATACGCACGCTTATCGAATACTTTCACCCAACTTTCAGATGTACCGCCCAAGTTATCGCGTTTTGACTCGCTACGGTAAAAAGCGATCATTTCGTTTAATAACCCCGCTTGCATTATGTGTACCGTTTTAAAGGTTGCAACAATAGTTCTACATGTCCCGGAATAACTTGCGGAGTAGCAAATGTTACCGATTCGCGATTTGCGTAGTAATTAGCTATAAGTATGCGGATCGCGTGCCAGATACGACGGTCTATTTTTCCATCCTTTACAAAACCTTCCAACGGAGCGTTTAAATACGCCTCTATTACAAGTTGAACAGGTTCAATAAGTTCGGTTATATATGTATCGTCCGTATCAAAATCAACATTTAAATGTTGTTTGAGTTCTTCGAGTGTTACGTATTGTGGCATAATTATAAGTATGAAAAAAGGCTAAGGCTATGAAGCCAAAGCCTTTTCGTTTTTAAGTAGTTAGTAGTGTGTTATGCTTTTGCAGCTTTTGCAACCGCTTTTTTCTTCGCAATAGCGAATGCCTCTGGGCGAGCTACAACAATGTCATACTTTGAGTTTAGCGTAAACTTCGTTTCGTTAGTGTCTGCTAGAGTCACATCGTCAATAGTCATTCGAATTTTTCCCCATTGCCCGATACCAACGTTCGAAAAGACACCGAAGCCGAGTTCATCCGCCCCCATGTAATTAGTCATGTACACCGGATAGCCATTCATCATCCCGTCTTTAAGAACCATTTCGGGAGAACCTTTTTCAATGCGTGTAGTTTTTAATTTACCGCACATTTTCGGACTGCAAATATATGCTGCCGTTCCGTCAGTAACATCTACGTTTTCATCCATTACTGCAGTTTCTAGCGCTACAACGTCCTCGAATGTGGGAACAACTTCATACTCCACTGTCGGAGAATCTTTCACAAACACACCTTTTGAGGCAAGTCCCTGCTTTTCTCCGGCAAACATAATCTTATTCAATGTACGAGCAGTTGACAAAGACAATTGTTTAACGGTGACATCAAACAAAGCATCGTTTGTCTGATCAATTGCGTCGTTAGACAATGGGATAGAAATACCCAAACGCCACGGATGCGCCTTTAAATTACCAATATCCAGTTTTGTCGGATTTATTTTGGTGTTCTCGCCTTCAATTGTAGCTTCTACAGCCGCCAATGTCGGAAACATCAATTCGCCAATCAAGCCGTATTGCATCTTAATACCCAACTTATTAATGATAAGCCCCTTTTCAAGCGGTTCGATAATATCACCGATTGTTGTCGGGATCATCGGAGCGGCATCCGTTGAACTTGTTCTTACAGGATCACCCTCCGCACGCATAGAGAAATTAAGTCCCTTTGCATCAGCAAAATTCCCGTATTCTTCCAAAGAACGATGATTACAAACGTCATATAAAGCCTTTGCAAAGATAGCTCTTTTGTTTTCCGGCAAAATTGCAGATTTGCTACTTTCCAGACTTCTAAGAGTCTCGTCAATAACGATCTGATTTTTACGAGTCATTAACTCGTTGAATTTAGTCTGCTCTTCGTCTGTCAGACTTCTTTTTTCTGTTTTTGCTTGTGATAACAGATTTCTCATTTGCTCTTTAAGCAGAGCTACTTCTTCTAGTTTTGTCATGTCAAATAAATTTTTCTAAGTTTTCTATTTCGGATAAATAATCACTATTTGTGTCACCATTAAGAAGCTGTTCTATATTTTCAAGGCTTCTAACTGTTACATCTGTACCAAAAAAGGCAGGGTCTGAAACAGGAGAAATATCAGATATATAATCAATCTTATGCACTGTACGCAACAGCATCCCATCTTTCATTGTATATGAAACTTTACTTTTATCCTTATCATCAGTGTAATAAGCGAAAGACGATCCGAATATGTCTCCCCGTTTTATCATTTCATAAGCAAAATTCCCGTCGCTAGTACATGGAGCCTCGAATCGGTACTTTAAGCCATATTCATCAAAATTTAATTCGAGTGATCCCGAACCATAACGGCATCTAGCCAAAAGCCTACGTTTATCGTGTTCTAGTACCGCCTTTATATCACATCGGGCTATAAGTTCTTCGGTTGCTGCACCATGTTCGATAACCTCAATAAAAAAGCGTTTCCTTTCCTCATCATACATCACACGACTTTCTTTCCCAAAAACAACAGCGTACCCCTCAATAACTCTACCCTCCGATAATTTAGGCGCGCCTAGCTCTGTAAAACTCCTTATTTCCATTGCTTTTTACTCTATGTTTTTTTTGTTTGTTTTTGGTAGCTCGTCTTTTTCGCTACTAATCTCACCCTTAATCTTAGGAGAATCAATCGGAGCAACATTACAGGACATAAACGCAATGTCACCGCCATTTATAGGCGCTTTATCTTCACGGCTTACACGCCATTCGTTCACCGTTGACACGCCGTATTGTATCTCCTTCTCCATACAAGCCGTTTGTGTGGCTATATCTGTTTTATACAAGGCTTTACGATCAAATTCTATTTTATAAATACCAGAGACAGTTCTAGGTATCAACTTAGCATTAAATTCAGCCTCAATACGACACAATATAGGATCGAGCGTGTCAGACAAGAAAGCAACTTGACTCATTTCAGAAGCCTTGTAATTAGTAGATTGTCCGGCAAACACCTTATCTGGATGAACACCATAAAAACGGCAAATATCGAATACGGAAAACTTTTTAGTTTCTAGTAGCTGAGCGTCAGCCGGAGTTATTGAAAGTTGCGTAAAAGTCATGTCCTCGCTCACGGAAGTTATATCCCTTCCGCTATTAAAGTCTTTTTCCACTCGGTCCGCTACGTCAGAAGTCTGTTTGTCGCCAACAGAAGAAAGTCCCTTTCCTCCACCTTTAACACCAGAAATAATACCTTTAATCTTACTCCCATTCTGAAAAGTACGCAAACTCTGATTATCAGCGCTAGCAGAAACAGAAAGTACCGTACTTGCATACGTGATCGTACTAACACCTGTATACCCACCATCGAGACTCTTATTTTTCAGATGGATAATACTTTCAGCCGGATAAGTACCGTATATCTTATTTATTACATCACAAATAGTATATTCGTCCCTGTATATATCGTATGTAACAGAGTTATTTGAGCAAAGTATTAATTCTGCCGTATCTCCGAACATTCTCTTGATGAAAATATATGAATTACCACGATTAACCATTTGAATAATTGCATTACATATTAAGTCGTAACTATTCATGCGCTTATTCGGTTTTTTAGTCAGCAGATAATGCAACTCGTTTTCGGTATCTACCTTGTAGTTTCCGGCATCTTCTTTACGTTTGATATATAGCGGCAGAGAAGCAATAGTACCAGAAAGAATATCAGTACATCTAAACGCGGTCGATAACCGCATAGCCTGTTCGGGAGACTTTACCGAAACAGGTTGTTCCCTAGCTGTTTTGTCTATAACTTTTACTATTTTTTCCTCTTCGGGCGGCATAGATCGTCTTTCTTCTCTGTTGCGTCCTATTCTTAAATTAAGTTCAAATGCCATAGTCTTATCGTGTTACTCAGTATAATTATTGAATAAATGAAATGTCATTAGGTTTGTTATCGTCGAATCAATCTTTGCGTTATGTGTTTTCTTGACTGGCTTCTTATTCATATTCCTATCTTCGTCTAGTACCGCATTTGAGAAGCAGTACGGCGTGATTGGGTTCGGATCGAATGTGAGTTTATTCCGATACAAAGCTAGTTCAAACGATTCTATCGGACTCGTAAATGTCCCGTATGTCTGTTTGACAGGCTTAATATATTCGCTTGCACTACCGACCGAATAAGAAAGTAGATTCACAAATTCAGCCGATTTATACGGATCATAACCGATACCCATAATTTGCAAATACTTCGCCCGTGATAATATATCGTTTACTATTTGCTGATAGTCGATAATATCGCCATCGCAAAGAATCAAATACCCTGCTTCCGCCCAACCTTCGTAGAGTTCCCGATTCGGATGATCCTTTAAAGCTCCTTTCGGAAAATAGTAATCCGTATACGAATGAAAAGAGCCGCTTTCTTTCGAATAGATATTATAAGTAACTGAAGAAAAGTCGTCTCGAACGGATAAATCAACCGCCGCCATTGTTAACGGATAAGTACCGATATTCTCTATTCTAATACCTTTGAATCGTTCTTCGATCTGCTTCGCCTCAATCCATTTTATTGTCGAATCAACTGCAAACACATTAAGTAACTTCGTCCGAAACTCCAATGCGTCCGGCGCACTATATAAAGCCTTTTGATAGGCGTCTATATAGAAGTCCTCGTAAACAGTTATCCCCATGTGTGGCTGAACCTTTCGCCATGTCGCCGGGTCCCCTTCTTCGTCGTCTATGTCCGGTTCAAATATGTGCGCAAATATTGAATCATTTTCAATCTCACCGCGTAGGATCGCTTTGTACATTTTGAGCATTTCGACGAATGGAGCCGTTTCTTTATCGGATGCGGTCGTAA